CGGCTGGCGCGCAATCTCGAGAAGCATCGGCGCCGTGTCGATCCCCGCTGCGATTTTTATCAGATTCCTCATTTGGAAACGCCCTTTACGCGTTCGAAAGTGTGCAAACCGCCAAGCCCCAGCATGCCCATCAGAACGGGCATCATCTCCGACAGATCGGCAGGACTCAGCGCGATAGGGTGGCCGGCGAGCGCCAGACCGAGCTTTGCGATAGGCAGGCCCATCCAGTTCCACACGCAGGCCATGCCGCAGGCCCATCCAATGAACGGACGCCATCCGGCCACGAACGTGCTTTCGTTGCTCGCTTCCGCCTGATTGATCGCCATTTGACCCTGAACCATCGTTAGGACGGCGGACAGTTGCGCCTGTTCCTGTGCGCTCTTGTCCGGCCAGATCTTGCCTACAATCGTACTGGCGAGGTCAAGTCCTGCCGTGATTGGGTCTAATGCCATGATTCGCTCCAGTAGCCGTCACCAACGCCGAGCGTCGTGCAGCACATCTTCCACAGGTTCACGCGGTCATCGTACCCGTTAAGGCCGCCGTTAATGACCTTCGTGATGCCTTCGAAGTCCATCAATTCGGCAGCGACGTTCAGCGCATGCGTGTTCCAGAACCATGCCGCCGATTGCGCGGCGTTGCCCGGTTGCTCGAGCAGTTCCGGGTGATCCGTCAGCGGCAGCACGAGAGCATCCCCGCACCGCTGGTAGTTCGTGCGGCCCGTCACCTGAATCAGGCCACGCCCCCGGAACTTGAACCCGTCACCTTTCTCGGTATTGCCGAGATCCGCGCGGCCTTCGTAACGCTCCTGTGCGGGCGTCGGCCCCCACAGTTCACGCACGTAAATCAGGCGTCCGGATTCGTGACCGATCTGCGCGATAAACGCAGCCTGGCGCTTTGGCGAATCGATCGCATAAAGCGCCATTGCCGCAGACAGCGGATCAGCCCACGTTTGCGCGCGAGTGAGAGGAATCCCAAGACAGGCGGCAAGCTCTTCCGGAATCACAGCTTGCCTACCAGCGTCAGAAGTTCCGTCACCTTGTCCGGCGTCGCCTTCGTGCCGTCGTCTATGATGGCCGTGAACTGGTTGGTAAGCGTCGTCATTTCCTGAGCGCGCGTCTGGATACCCATGAGGTTCTCCAGCTTCGTTGCCACGCTGTCAGCGCTTCCGATTACCGCGTTGTAATCTGCTTCGATCTGTGCCCAAAACGACATGATATTGCTCCTATTTAAAGTACTTCGCGAAACCGCCAGCTGCGCCGTAGGCGGCAAGCCAGAGTATGAGGTAAAAACACGCTTTCCACGCCAGGGAAAGAACGCCCTTCCCGAGATTAAGCTGAAAACGTTGTGCAGCACGTCTCTCAAGTTCATCGACTATCGCCTTTACGTCGCCTTCAGTAAGCGTTCTTCCGTCCATTCCTGTTCCCCGATCTGCTTTGCCGTCTGTCGCTGGCCTAACGCGACGGCGTTGTTAAGAGCATCCTGCCGCTTTACGACTTCATTACGCATGTCCTCTACCGCTGCCTGTGCGCCGCGCGTCGATCGCGCGTTTTCTATCAGGAGAGCCGGTAGCCACTTGATCGAACAATCGAACTGGTCCAGCCGCGCGCCCGTCTGCGGATGCGTGCCGGAGACGTGTGTCCAGAACGTGCAGCCGTTTTCGAGGCACGGCTTCTTGACGAGAGGACAGATAACCTTCATGCCTTCACCGCCACCAAAGCTTGCGCGAAATTCGAGTTAAATGTTTTCGTGTGACTGTGCGCGTTGCCCGAACCGTTGTTCTGGATGCTGATATTGGTGGGGCCAGCGCTGACCGTGACGCCGATAGGACTCGTCAGGTTTTCGAGATTAATATTGTTTGCGCCGCCCGCAAAATTGGTTGTCGCACCGCCGGTGGGGGTAGCAGTGTAGAAGTTGAAACCGGAAGCGGAACCGTGCTGATGAGGGGGGCTGCTGTGGCTGTGCGTTGGGTCTATCACGTCGTGGTTGTGCACTGCCAGTTCTGCGGTAGTCAGCGCGTGTCCGTCTGTGGCCCACTGAGCACTAAACATGCTGCTATAACCATTGCCGATGGAGAATACAAGGCCAGAGGTAGCTAGCTGTAAGGTGTGGTCCGTAATCGATGCGTCTGTCGTCCACCCGAGCGGCGCGGTTGCCTGCTGGAATAACATGCGCGTACCCGTAGGTGCCGTCAAAGTCCCGAGTGGCGCAGCATTGGCGTTCACCTGGTTGACGATGTAGTTAAAGTCCGCCATCACAGGCGTGGCGTCTACCGCTTGCCCGTTGCTGATCGTGTTCGGAAGAGTGCCAATGATAGCCATTGCTTACCCCATGTTCGTGTAGCCGGCGTCCTGATACCGGGCGAAAAAAGTGCCTATCGTGACACTGTTGGACGAAGTGGCGGTCACGTCCAGCGACATTTTCTGGAATACCAGCGGTACCGTCCAGGGGATCGTGTACACCTTCGGAATCTGATTGGTGGAAGTCCACAAACCTCCGCCGCCCCACAACTGACCCCCGCCCCACGTGATACCCGTCGGGTTCGTCATCACGAAAGTCGAATTAATCGAATTGTATGACGTATCAAGCGCCGTGATGTTGTAGTTCACCGCCGCGCCGGACGAGGACAGTTCGACCGTCGATTCCACAACCTGCACTTCGGCCATGTGGCCGGTTTTCGGGAAGGAAGACGAGCGCAGGTGGCTGAACAGCGCCGTACCCGCGTCGTTATAGACGCTGTTCGTGTCGGGAATCGTCTGGCTCTTGAACAAGGCCGCGCCGTGCGCCGCGCCGGACACGATGAAGAAATCACTGATCTGCGAGGCGCAATCGTAGGTGAACGTGTGCGGCCCCGTCCAGCGCTGGCGCCGGATGTCGTACCAGTAGTCGTTCGTCTGCGCGATGCCCTGGATGATCGTGTCAAAACAGGTGCGGTACGTGTTCCCGGAGAAGCTCGCTGCGATCCGCGAAGGCGTAGTCGCGTTCTGAAAAGGCCGCTGGATGTCTGCTATCGGATTTCCCTGCCGCGCGAGCGGCCCCACCGTGCCGAAGTAGCTCAGCAGGTAAGGGCTATCCACGCCCGCGAAGAAGATCCCGAGCGGCCCTTGCACGACACTGCGCGGCGAGACGGTGCCCGTCGTCAGCGTAATGTAATTCAGTGCGAGATTGTTCGTCGCCGGGTCGCCTGTGATCTGCCAGATTTGCGTCCCCTTGAACACCACCAGCGCGCCGAGCACGCCGGATGAGGTGGTCTGGATAGGCAGGCCTGACTGTGCGGTGATCGGCGTCGTGTCGCCAATCGTTACAGACTGGCTGGCGTTCGTGCGCGTGAGCGGGACCAGAACGTCACTAAAGTAGTCAACGTTCCCCACGGAGAAATACGCGCGGTTGTTGAAGTTCGCAACGCTGGTCGGGATGTTGGGGAGCGGATTCGTAGCCAGATTCGAAGAGGACCACGCGGGCGCCGCCGGGTTCGCAATGTCGATCACGCCGAAGAAGTTCGAGCCAACACCGTTAAAACCGGGGTGCGTGATGAGAATTTTCGTGCTGACTACCGCCATGGTAGGCGGCGTCCACGGGCCTGACGTCGGCTGCGAGGTCGGCGTGTTGCCCGCCGTGACTCCGCTGATCGTGATGAACGTATTGCTTGCCGTATCGTACGCGAACGGCTCATCGTGGCCCGCGTTGCGCGCGGTCGCCACCATTCCGTAAATCACCGTGCCGAGCGCCACGTGAACCGAAACGAAAGTCGGGGACGTGAAACTGCCGAACGTGGTTAGCGCCGTGCCGACACCCGGGCGGGAAATCACGACTTCCGGGTTCCCCTGATCGAAAATCAGGTTTGACAGCAACTGGCATGCGCCGGCGAACGCGTCGGTCGCGTCGAACGCGTCGCAGATACCCTTCGGCGTGAATCGGACTGGCTGACCGTTGCGGATTGCCATACGGTCTCCTAGTCGGTGATTTTGGTCGGTTTCAGCGTACGGTTCGTGTGGAAGCGTCGCGGGTCAAGACGGACGGACTTGACCACCTGCTGTTCATCCCCTTCCATGATGAGGTGAACGCGCAGCATGTTCTGTAACTGCTGAAGGAAACTTTCGCGCCGCGTGTCGTCCGTAATGTCCATCAAGCGCGAAGCCGTCGCCTTAATCAGGTAATCCTGATCTGGAAACCACGGGATAACAGCCGAGTTTTCTGGCGCCACGATATCAGGCTGCTTCACCATGTACCGGTGCGTCAACGTGATCTGGCCGGACGATTGCGGATAGATGAACAGCGTGCCCGCCGAGTTCTGCGCAAGCGCCGTCGTTTCATCGACCAGGATGGTCATGAACTCGTACGGGTAGTTCGCAATCGACGGGTCTTTAAACTCCTGGTCGTACTCTTCCGTGCTGATCGGATTCAGGAAGTACGGCAGGTTGTTTTGCTCAAAGAACAGGTCGTACGTGCGCAGATAGTTCAACGGGAGCGTGAACGGCCCGAAGTTGTTCGCCTGCACAGTGATGAATTCCGTGACCCGGTTGATCTTCAGGTCACGGTGTAGCCAGAGATCCTCCAGGGCCATGTTCAGCATCTGCCCGCCGATCTGCGTAAAGCCGGGGCACTTGGCAATCTGACACGCCAAGGTGACGATCTGTTGGGCCTGGAGGTACGCCATTACGCCGCCTTCTTCACAGAAGCGATTTTCGCTTTGCCTTCATCGAGATACTTCTCGATCTGCTTGATCTGGACGGGGAGATTCGTCATCTGCGCCTGCTCCTGACTCGTTAGCTTGTACTTTGCTTTCGAGCGCTCCAGCAGATCCGCATACGCCTTGCGGTGATCTTCGAGCATCTTCACCTGTGCCTCGATAGCCTTCTCAAGCACAGGAATTTCCAGAATCGCCTGCTGGCGAAGAAGGGCTTCGCGGTAGACATCCATCCGTTCATT